AAGAAGAATACTACGGTGGAGGATACTCCCCCGTTTGATGATGTTGGGGATGTCGATCTCAGCGTGGCGCGTAGTGGAGTGGTTCATGGGACTACCGGACCCGACAAGTCAACAGGCAGCGCTTGTCAGTGTGGTGACGGGAGCCATGACAGGTGCGTTTGCGGTGTGGATGGGGCATGAGGCAAAGTGATGATGAACGCAAATAATATGAAACGTGGAATGAAATACGACCTAAATACATTTGTAGAGAAGGTAAGACAGCACGAAGGCTTAGTCCTTACCGTATACAAAGACACTCTCGGCATCGACACTATAGGTATCGGGCGCAATTTAGAAGGTCGAGGGATCAGTAAAGAAGAACTTGATTACATGGACATTCCCTCCATAGATGCCGTTTACGAACACGGCATTACAGAAGCGGATGCGTATTACCTAGCCACTAATGACATTGCAATCGTAGAGAACGAACTGACACGAGCGAAGCCCTGTGTGTACGATCTCGACGCAGTGCGTCAACTGATTGTAATGGACATGGCATTCAATATGGGCGTGCCACGCCTCTGTAAATTTAAGAAGATGTGGGCTGCTATCGAGGCAGGCGACTTCGACACCGCATCCGTCGAGATGCTCGATTCGCGCTGGGCGCGGCAAGTAAAATCACGGGCGACGAAACTCTCGGACGCCATGAAGAAGGGAGAGTTTTGATGGGTAGATATCAAGTACCCCGCTCTGCACAAGATAGCGAAGAAAAGAAACGTCGAGAAGAGGGGCAAAACTATGATCGTCCCCTTCTTCCTCCTCCAGTCATAGAGAAGAAGCCCACTGTGCGGGTGTATCCGTTTGTGGATGAAGAGGGAAAGTCAGGGCACGAATCTGATGCCCCCTTAAGTCCTAAGTCGTTTCATAGATTGACTAAGGGTCGATACAAGAGACCTGTTGAACTTGCAAAGGGCGGTAAAGCAAAAAGTAGAAAAAGCAAGAGCCGCGTCAACGAGGCTGGCAACTACACCAAGCCTGCAATGAGAAAGCGTCTCTTCAATCGCATCAAGGCAGGCGGAAAGGGCGGGAGGCCGGGTCAGTGGAGTGCGAGAAAAGCGCAAATGCTTGCGTCTGCCTATAAAAAAGCAGGGGGCGGTTACAGAGACTAATGCAGCACGCCTTTCTCCTGTTTGTCTTTCTTGGGCTAGGGGATGATAAGCGTCTGGTCAGCAACGATTTGTATTTTCGCGACCTACGAGAGTGCAAGTGGTACGCACAAAAGCTACACGAACAAGGTCGAACGGTGACGGCATACTGCCTGCCGAAACTAGTAAATGATAAAGTACGAGTCTACTGATGCTTGCCGAACTCGCTGCCGCAAACGCTGCCTTTGCTGTGATCAAAAGTGCTGTCCAGAACGGCAAGGAGATTGCCAGTGCTGGTAAGGCGATTGCTAACTTTGTAGGGGCAAAAGAACAGCTACAAAGAAAGGCACAGAAAAAAGGTGGCGGCTCCGACCTCGAAGAGTTTATGGCTCTCGAACAGATACGTGAACAAGAAGAACAATTAAAACAGATAATGATCTACGCTGGTCGTCCCGGACTGTGGGGTGACTGGCAACGCTTTCAAGCAAAAGCGCGGGTTGCCCGTAGAGAAGCAGAAGAAGAGCGGATACGAAAGCGCAAGCATCACTTTGAAGTAGCCGTAATAACATTTCTTTTAATTGTGTTCGCTTGCATCTTGGCTTCTGTCATACTGTTAGTCTTACATTCGCAGGGCCGACTATAATTTTCTTGTAAATTTTATGTATTTATGCTACAATATATGTAGTCAGGAGATACCATGCACAAATTAGCGATAGAAGCCCTGCGACATAAATATCAAGCGGAGATGGCAGATGCAGAGTTTGTATTCCGGGTTTATCTGGATAAGCCGACGGGTATCGGTGAGCATCCGGGTCTGTTGGAGGAGATGGACACGGCGCTTGAGAAGTGGGGGGAAGCCCAAGATAAACTGGCCGCGTTGGCTACGCTTACGATGGAGATAGAGGATGCCGAAGAAGAAGAGCCAACGCTCTTTGACCGCTTGGACTAAGCAAAAGTGGCGTACACGTAGTGGCAAGCCGTCCACACAAGGTCCAAAAGCAACCGGGGAGCGATATCTACCGGAAAAGGCCATTAAGGCACTCTCCGCGAAAGAGTACGCTGCTACGACTCGCGCAAAGCGTAAGGCGACGAAGAAGGGTAAACAGGTTTCTAGGCAACCGAAGAAGATAGCGAAGAAGACACGTGCGTACAGGAAGGTACGATAGTGGCTACTAAACTCGTTACAAAGTCAGTTGATCTGACTACTACGAACCAGACGACGATATACACGGTGCCTGCTAATCACTCGTCTGTGGTTCAGGCTATTATTTTATCTAATACGGACTCGACTAATCGAAACATACTTATACAGAGAAACGACGGCTCTAGCACCTTTAACATATTCGAGGCACGTGCTGTGTCGTCTAATTCTTCTGTAGCACTGACAGATATGAACTCTCCGCTATTTTTAGATGCAGGGGACATCATATATGCCACGGCAACAACTGCCAACACCATACTTGTAACTGTTTCTGTAGAAGAGCGTTACGATCCTAACAAGACATAAACAAAGGGAGTAAACTATGTCTGCAAAATCTAACTACCTTGAGGGTAAGTTGATAGAGCATGTTCTCAGAAACACTGCTTACACCTCGCCCTCTGCTGTGTATCTATCGTTACACACTGCTAATCCCGACGAGGACGGAAGCGGCACGGAAGTGTCCGGCAACGGATACTCTCGTCAGGCAATAACTTTTGGCGCACATAGCAACGGAGCTTGCGCTAATACTTCTGAAGAAACTTTCACAGCTAGTGGCGGGTCTTTCGGCGCTGTATCCCACTTCGGAATATGGGATTCGTCTTCTGGTAGTACAAATCTTCTGTACTACGGCGCATTGACTGCCACCAAAACTGTAGCGGACGGCGATTCTCTTAAATTCGCTGCAGGTTCAGTCACTATCACAGAGGCATAAGACGATGGCTATCACGACGGCTCTATGTAACAGCTTCAAGGGTGAACTGTTACAAGAAGGTCACAACCTTGCCAGCGATACTATAAAGATCGCGCTTATAAAGACCAGCGAGTCTGGGACTTATGGTGCGACCACAACGAATTACTCTGACATTACCGGCAACAGCGACGAAGCGTCCGGCACAAACTATTCCGCTGGTGGGGTGAATGCAGGCACTGTCACGGTTACCACCGATCAGACGGGTAACCGGGCCTATGTAGATATAGCCGATACAACATTTTCAAATGTGACTACATCGGCACAGGGCTGTCTTATCTACAACTCAACAAATGGAGATAAAGCCATAGCCGTTATAGCTTTTGGTGGGTCTGGGATTTCAGCTTCGTCTGGCGACCTTACAATTCAGTTTCCAGCAGTAGGGACAAATGGTGCTAACGCTATAATCCGTATCGAATAGATGGAGATATTCAATGGCACTTGTTCTGAAGGACAGAGTTAAAGAAACCACTGACACTACAGGAACCAGTGATGCGTATGCCCTTGGGGGCGCTGCAACTGGGTTTCAGACGTTTACTTCCGTCTTGAGCAATGCAGATACTACATATTATTGCTGTACCGACGGCACCAGCTTTGAGGTTGGTTTAGGTACTTTTGCTTCGTCTGGCCCGACTTTGGCCCGTACAACTATTTTAGAGTCAAGCAACAGTAATAATGCTGTAAATTGGGGTTCGGGAACACGCGATATATTTATCACACAGCCAGCAGAAAAGGCTGTGTTCCTAAACAGCAGTGATCATCTAGAAACAGATGGCGGTGTGATTGCCTTAAAGAACGGCGGCTCACGTTCAGAACTACGCCTCTACTGCGAAAGTGGCAACGCGCATTACTCTTCCCTAAAAGCTGCAACCCATGCGGATTTACTAAGTGCGGGGAGTGATGCAACATTAGTGTTACCCGCCGTATCAGGCACTCTGCTTGGAACTAACAACGCAGACGCTCCCGCTGAAGCAACAAACGCGAATGAGGCAGATCACGTTCTGATAAACGATGGCGGCGTACTTAAAAAAATAGACCCCTCTACCTTGGGTATTGGCAGCGGCGGTGGTGGTGGCAACGCAGATACAGTGGACAGCTATCATTTTTCTGTTGTGACATCCCTTCCCGGCAGTCCAGCTTCCAACACCATTTATTTTGTGACGGGCTAAACATGCTTAATTTTCATACTGAATCAGAGTACATACTCCTCCCTACACCATTACCTCTTGTAAAAATTCGCTGTAGAGACGAACGTGGAAGCGAAGATGTCACTGTTCTTGAGGATGCAGATAAAATGGATTTGCTTTCAATTCTAAGTGCTTGTGAACAGGCTTATGAAAAATGGCAAAATGAAAGAACTAAGGCTGGTGAATAATGACAATTTATTGGTTAGACCCTTTTCTTGAGGCCACCACCCAAGGTAACGGTACTACCGATACCTCCACCAGAGATGGTGCGTATGCTTCACCATATTCACTTTTAGATTTTTCTGGCAACAGTAACGCACTTACAAATTTTTCCTTTGCGGATGGCGACGAGCTTCGCATTAAGGGAATTGCTTTCAGTACACTATTTGAAACGATGGGTAATGTTTACGCCCCCGGCAGTGGGGGTGAGAATACTAAAAGTCTCGGTCTCCTAGTGCCAGTAACAGGCAACACAGATTTTAATGATACTCAAAACACTACTAAATCTTCTTGTTTTGCATTTCAAAATAGCGACATATCAACTTATCTTCCAAACTGGAGTCATCCATTTTTTTTCGCTGGGTATCCTGCGTCTGGGAGCGCCACCAGAATAAATACCCCAGTTGGCACTTTTCATTATGCGGTTGTAAAAACTCAACTGGGTCACGGTTCTGCAAGTGATACGGGCATTGAACTTTTTCGAGTCAAAGATACATACGCCAACGTCATAACTCACTCGTCTAATATTTATTTTTTTAATATTAGTTACAAGGTCACATTGTCCGCCGGATGGACAAGCGAAACCGCTCAAGGTGGCTATAGTATTGTTGAAACAGCCGGTAGTAGTAGTGGTAGTCTTTATATTATCGGTAATAATAATTGCAAAATTAAATTAGACTGTGAGCGTCTTCTTGTTGTTCGTAGTTATGGTTTTTCTGGTGTTAGTAGTTTTAACGGAGTTTATTTCGAAGTTTCAGACCTTGACGCAAGGGCAGAAGCAACTGATCACATTGCTCCACAAATAATTGTGGCAACATATTGGCAATTTTACTTGTATCCTGACACATATCCCGGCAGCACTACTACATGGCCCATGATTAGCGGAGGTAAATCATATTCTGGATCGCCGTATATTATTTATAATCACACCAGTAATACGAGTCTCACGGGTTCGAGCATAATTAAAAACTTTATAAGTAATTTTAGTTACATTTACGTATTAAATACTAATAACAATCACGCGATGTCTTTTGGTAACTTTTATGCTCGTACTTGGAATGGAACTGATGGCAATAACCGCGTAATACGATTTGGCACTTACGGTGTTGGACCACTGACGTTTTTGCAGGATAGCGTCTACTACATGATTGCAGAGGATACTACTGCCCCAATTACTTTAGATGCAGACCCCTTATACGGAAACGGTCAGGTATATCAGACGGGCCTTAAACAACCCGGCGCAGCACCATTAGCAAACGTCTCTCTATCGAATAACGTAGGGCCATCGAGAGGGGCTACATTAAATTCAAGTTCTTCGGGTGCAGAATTATTCACTACAACAAAAAATATTGGGACAGGAAATTTATGGTTTGAATCTACCTTAGGCAGAACAGGATTTAATCCGATAGAATATACTTCTTTACTAGAATTCACCTGTAACACTAATAATTATAGAACAACCGCGCACAATATTCCCGTTCTCACAGACACAGCACTAGGGGCAACAGATGCTCCTAAATATTTAATTTTTAGTGCTGAAAGCAATGATTTTGATGGAAAACCTATATCAATCACAGGTGACCCATATACCGCAGGAGTTAGTTATGGTTCTCTTTTGTATAATGACGTTGTAAACAGTACGAGTGTTTTGGTTGGACAGTGGTCGGGCAATACTGCAAGCGCATCTACACAGTCTTGGATTCCACTTGAACTTCCTGTGCCAACCTACACC